TGAAGATTTTTCTTATGCTTCATTTAGTGAAGGTGAAAAGATGCGTATTGACTTAGCATTACTCTTTACATGGAGAGAAGTTGCTAGAATTAAAAATTCAGTCAATACAAATCTATTAATTATGGATGAAGTATTTGATTCATCTCTTGATGGATTTGGAACAGAAGAGTTTCTCAAAATTATTCGGTATGTAATTAAAAATGCAAATATATTTGTGATATCTCATAAATCGGATTTACATGACAAGTTTGATAATGTAATTAAATTTGATAAAATAAAAGGATTTAGTGGAATGGTTTGATGCTAAACGTAGATAAAGTTCGATTATTTCCAACGTTAATTTATTTTGTGGATTGTCCACAATTGATTAATCCTGTTAAAAGGGAATTTAAAAAATCTATATGGAAGGATGATTCTGTCACTACAAATGATACTTTTTTTACACTGCAAGATAATAAAAATTTAGTACAAAAAATTGAAAAAATTGTAAATGATGCTCTGTCTGAAATTAAATATGTTGTTCCCTTGAAGATGACAACAAGTTGGTTTACTCGTGTCTTGCCTGGTAAAGAAGGTAGAAATCACTATCACGTAAATTCTTTTTGGAGTGCGATATTTTATTTTCAAGATAATAATTCAAAATTAGTTGTTGCAAAAGAATTACCACAGATTACTGTTCCTTGGTTGACTGAAGATTTAGGATTAATGCCAGCAGGAGATGTTGGACTTGATGCGAAGAAAGGTCAGATGATTTTAATTCCTGGTAACATAAGACATTATATACAAGAAAATAAAAATAGTACAAATAGAAATTCTTTGGCAATGAATTTTATGCCGAGTGGATTCTGTCATTTTGAAGATTCATCCTATAATTATAAATAAAAAAATGAACACACCTAACTGGCAACACCACTCCAAAAAGGAGAAAAAACGAAAACTTAAACCACAAGCTCTACGTTCTGCAAGAGAAAGACGTAGACAGTTATTAAAGTGTCTACTCAACCCTGCCAAAGGCAGGGTTTCTTTGTATAATGAGTATATCAAACAAAGATCCCATGACAATCCAATACGAAATCAAATCACAACTTGCTAAATTACTTGCTACAGAAGACCTTGTTGTTGAGCACAAAAAAGTTGAGACTGCATCATTTAATGTTGTAAGTCGAGTGTTGACTCTACCTATGTGGAACAACACAACAGAAGAAGTTGTTGATATGTTGGTAAGTCATGAAGTAGGACATGCACTCTATACTCCTAGTGAAGAATGGTATAAAGAATATAAAATCAATCCAAATGTTGTCAATGTTGTAGAGGATGCTCGTATTGAGAAGTTAATGAAACGTCGTTATGACGGTATCACAAAAACTTTTTACAAGGGATATACCGAGTTACACAATCAAGATTTCTTTGATGTAAAGAAAAAAGATATCACACAATTAAGTCTTGCAGATCGTATCAATTTATTTTTTAAAATTGGATCACATTACAGAATTTCATTTACAGACTATGAGCAGACACTTGTAGATCGTGTTGGTTCTTGTGAAACATTCCAAGATGTATTGGAAGTATCTAAGTTAATTTATGAATATTGCTTAGATGAAATTGAGAAGAAAAAGCAAGAGCAGGAGACAGAGCAAGATTCTAATTTTGAGATGAATGGAGATGGTCAAAATAATGGTGGTGGACTTGGACTTGATGAAGATAATGAGTATGAAGATTTATCTGAAGGTCGTGATCAACAATCTGATAAGGGTGATTCGGATGAAGAGAGTCATGAAGTCACACAGACACAGACTGGTGGAACTCAAGGAATGGGAACTGATGAAGTTAATATTGTTGAAACTGCCGAGAGTCTTGAAAGATCTATCAAGAATCTTGCTAGTATGGAGGGTCTGGAAAATCATTATCTAGAATTACCTGATATTGATATAAATCAAATCATTGTTGACAATGAAGTTATTCATGGATTATGTGATGCTCATTTTAAAGAGATTCGTTCTGATATGGAAAAGTTGGAGAAATATGGTAACTTCCAAGATGATTGGAAACTATATTCATTGAAAGAAGCACTTGTTGTTATGAATGAAACAGATGCAGAGTTTCTAAAGTTCAAAAAAAATGCACAGAAAGAAGTTAATTATCTTGTTAAAGAATTTGAGATGAAGAAGTCTGCAGGTGCTTATGCTCGTGCTACTACGAGTCGCACTGGTATTCTTGATACAACCAAATTACATACTTACAAATACAACGAAGATCTATTCAAAAAAGTTTCTATTATTCCAGATGGTAAAAATCACGGATTAATATTTATTCTTGATTGGTCTGGTTCAATGGCTCGTGAGATGTTGGATACTATCAAGCAACTTTACAATCTAATCTGGTTTTGTAACAAAGTTCAAATACCTTTTGAAGTTTATGCTTTCTCTGAAAACTATCCAAATCAAGATCTTGAAGGTAAAATGAAAGAATCTTACAAACCAAAAGATGGGTTGTTCAGAATCAGACCAGGTTTTAGTTTATTGAATATGTTTACAAGTAAAGTTCGTGGTAAAGAATTAGATGCACAACTGAAAAATATCTTTCTCATTGCAACAGCATTTAATAATTATAATGCAAACAGACTTGTTCCTTTAGGTTTAGGATTGTCTAGTACACCACTCAATGAATCAATTGCATCACTACACAAAATTATTCCACAGTTTCGTAAAGATAATGGTGTTGAGAAAGTCAATTGTGTAATTCTTACAGATGGTGAAGCATATCAATTAAACTACCATCAAGAAGTTCAGAGATCATGGGAAGATGAACCATATTTGGGAGAACGTTCAATCGATAGTAGTTGTTTCTTACGCAATCGTAAGACAGGTAAAACATACAAGACAGGTGACAACTGGTCTACATTCACACCAGTGATGCTTCAAGATCTTCGTGATAGTTTTCCTGATGTAAACTTTATTGGTATTCGTATTATGCCATCTAGAGATCTCTCAAGTTTTCTTCGTATCAACTGTGATGATTATAATAGTCCAGAGGTTGAGAAGTATAGAATTGCTTGGAGAAAGACAAAAGCAGTTGCACTTAAGGGAACTGGATATCATACTTACTTTGGATTATCTTCTACAGCATTATCAAACGATACTGAATTTGAGGTTGAAGAAGGTGCAACTAAGGCACAAATCAAGAGAGCATTTACTAAGTCACTTACTGCCAAGAAAATGAATAAAAAGATATTAAGTCAGTTCGTTGACTTAATTGCCTAAATAAAAAAAAGTGTCTAGTGAAATGAAGACCTATAAAGAGTTCATACAGGAGAGCAGTCTCTCTCGAATCAAGAGTAAATCTGATAAGGGTGGCATTGCCACAATGTCTGCATCCAGAGCAGGTAAGTCCAAGAAAGAGAATCAGGCAAGAGCAAAACAATTAGATAAAGATATTCGTGGTAGAGGTTTACCAGGTGCTACAAAGGTCACTGGATCATATGTAGAGAAAGGTGATGATGGAAAGGAAAAGAAAGTTAAGGAGAGATCTCATGTTGTCTCCTCTGGAAAGATGGGTAAGAGAAAATTTAAGAAAACAGTCAAGGCACTTGGTAAGAAGTATGGACAGGATTCCGTATTGACACAAACGAAAAAAACTGGTACACTATCAGCAACTCGCAAAGGTGGACTTGGCAAATCAAAAAATATAAAATTAGGTAAATTCAAACCACAAGGTAAAAACCCAGAAGGACAATCACAAATCAAAGGTAAAACTTTCACATACGGATGATGACACAAAAACTTTACGATGACTCCAATTGGAGAGAGGACTACAAACAATATACAAGTAACAAGAAACATCTTGAATTACTTGAGAACGGACCTCACAGTCTTTCACAAGCTTGGTTATTAGGAGCACTCCATAATGAATGGAAGAAAATAAAAGGATATGATAAACTTGACCCAAAAGAAAATAAAGGTCAACTACAATCTTCCATGAAAGATTTTTTTCAGAAACAAAAAGATCAGGGTATATAAACCAGTTAAATAAGTGGCACACACATGGTTGTTTTGACTTTGATATCGATTATAATAAGTGTATCGAACAAACAACTACATCATGGCTTACACTCCCTTCACCGTTAAAATGACCGAAGAGCAAATCACTGACAAATTAGTATCACTCTATGGGTCAGAAGTTACTACAGCAGACATCAAAGCATTCTGCTCTATGAATGACATTCATTACAATACTGTCACCAGAAAATTACAGAAATACAAAGTATCTAAAGGTAAGTGGAATCTTGAGGTTACACAGGAAGCAGTTGAGCAGATTGAGAAAACATTCAATGCACCATCAGCACAACCTGCTTTAGATTGTGTTCCAACACCAGATAAAACTTTCGTTCCTTTTGGAAGTTTCAAAGATGTTAAAAAGATAATACAATCCAAGCAATTTTATCCTGCATTTATTACAGGACTATCAGGTAATGGTAAAACATTTTCTGTACAACAAGCATGTGCTCAACTTGGTAGAGAACTCATTCGTGTAAACATTACTATTGAAACAGATGAAGATGATCTTATTGGCGGTTTCCGTCTTGTTAATGGTGAAACCGTATGGCACAACGGCCCAGTCATTGAAGCACTCGAACGAGGAGCAATCTTGTTACTTGACGAAATCGACCTTGCCTCTAACAAGATCCTCTGCCTTCAGAGTGTCCTTGAGGGAAATGGAATTTTCCTTAAGAAGATTGGCAGATTCGTTAGACCCTCCAAAGGATTCAACGTATTCGCCACCGCAAATACTAAGGGTAAAGGTTCAGACGACGGAAGATTTATTGGAACTAACGTGCTCAATGAAGCATTCCTCGAAAGATTCCCAGTAACCTTTGAGCAATCCTATCCATCAACAGCAACCGAAAACAAAATTTTAGAAGTTGTTGCATCTGAGTTAGGTGTCAAAGATCCATACTTCTGTAAAAGATTGGTAGATTGGGGTGACATCATTCGTAAAACATTTTATGATGGTGGTGTTGATGAAGTTATTAGCACACGTCGTCTAGTTCACATTCTTCGTGCATATAGCATTTTTAAGGATAAGGGAAAGGCACTTCAAGTTTGCATCAATCGTTTTGATGATGAGACTAAGCAATCATTCATGGAACTTTATGACAAGGTAGATGCTACTTTTAATATACCTGTTGACGAATCAGAACAAGGTTGATATAATAAGGGGAGATAAATCTCCCCTATGATTAACGCATGGAGTTTAGCAGCATCCATACTCAACGGAACATTTGACAAGGATTATCCTATTGTGAACAAAAAAGAAACCGAACATTCAGATTATTATTACGATTACAATCGTAATGATCCAAATGCAAAAAATCCTTTTACTGATCCCAAAGATAAAGAGAGGGCAGAAAAAGTTGTAAATGGTGATATTGATTTAGATTATGATTTAGATCGAATCGAAAGAATGGGAGGATTTGAGTGGACACCAGGTTCACCATGGCCACCAGTAGATCCATTAGAAGATTGTAATGGACTTGACTATGAAGTTGATTTGATGACCGATCAGTATACTACTTATGACGATGGGATGTCACTACAAGTAAAAGAAAAACCAATGGCAAAAACAGACCATAATTTTAAGTATCATGAAGATGAAATACTTAAAGACATTCAAGAATATGTTTCAAGAACATATCAAGGACACTATACAGGAACAAAACATGAGTTCCGTAAAGTCCAAACCATCGACTTAATGGCAGCAAGAGATATTGCAACAGGATTCTGCCAAGCAAATATTCTAAAGTATGGTAGTCGTTATGGAAGCAAAAATGGTAAAAATAAAACAGACTTGTTAAAAGTTATACATTATGCTATGCTGTTATTACATTTTGATGGACATTATGGAGAACCATCAATGCCCTCTGGAAACTTTGAACAAATGCCCTAATGATGAAATTACGTGATTCTATGAAACTATCTGACAGCACACTTACAGTTCTTAAAAACTTCGCTGGCATTAATAATTCTATACTTGTAAAACAAGGTAGTAAACTTCGTACAATATCTGTTGCAAAAA